AGACAATGTAAATGCAGTTGTCGAACCGTCACCAGTGAATGCATCTACTGTGTATGATTTTAAATCATTTGATAATTCTGTTACACCAACTGAACCAGCAGGAGGCGCAATATTAACTCCACCGATACCACGATGGATAGCGTAGATTACAGCAGACGAATCTGGTGTTTCCGAAAACTTTAAAATTCTTGGTTGAGAACTTGAATTCTCGTGTATGGTATATGCTGTGTCAGGCTCTTGAATCACATTGTCCAAAACAACCATCACATTTTCTGTGTTAGCGCCTGGAACATCTACACTCAACTCAACAGCGTTAGTATGTGTTGTAGAACCTACAGTTACATTACCGAAGTCTGACCCTGTAAAATCCTCTTTTGGATTACGAGGTGATACTTCATTTATAAATGGAACACCAATATATGCGTCTGACATTATTCTCTACCCCTTACGAAACATCTTCTAGGATTGAACATACCACATCAACTGTAGCAGCAGATGCATATACCCGAACTTGATCGTCACCATTCAACACAATCTTTTGACCCGAAACTACTTTAAGAGCGCCGCCCGAAGGAATCGGAGCATCTTTCACGATGTGATAACTTGCAGTTCCAGAACTGTCATACACTTGAACAGTGACAGTAACAGCAGAAGTGCTTGTGTTTGCAACATCTAGTTCGATCAGAATTGAGTTGACGGCAGAACCATTATTCGCTGTATACACAGTGGTAGGCGAAGCAGAGTTCGTGCTAACACTGGTTGCGAAAGCGTTTTTAAAATTGTTTGCCATTCTGATTTCCTTTGTTTATTCTCTAGTTATTTATAATACTTATCCTAGCGCCACACCAATTGCAATACTAAAACCTTGTGTTGCGATTGTTCCACTAGTATCACCAATAGTCAAATTGGTTGTGCCATCAGTAATGTTTCCACTTAATTGAACATTACCAGTGACATTAATGCCCGTGTTTGTGGTTGCAAGTTTAGTTGAACCATTGAACTGAGCCTCTACACCAGTTGTAGAATCTATTTGTAATACACCTGTTCCATCATGAGTAATCTTAGAATTAGACCCATCATGAAACATTTGCATGTCATCGTCTGTTCCGAATTTAATTCTCTCACTAGCAACTCCTGTTGAATCATCAAAGTCGATGACTGTTGGAAACATAACAGAACTTAAAGAACTTTCTAGTTCTTGAATTGAACCTACAATATCTGTTACGGCATTACCATTAATAGAAGCAGGAAGATTACCAATGTCACCCACATCAGTTGCGAGTTCATTGAATTCCGTTCTCCACTCTTCAAAGGTAAATGTTGCTGGTGCGTTACGATTTGCCATTATTTCTTATCCACTAATTGCAATAAAAGACTCTTAATTTCGTGCATCTCACACTTTAGATTATTTATGTCTCTCACTGCATCTCTTAGTTCATCCTTTTGTTGTTTGGTAGCGTTCTTTCTTCTAACCGCTGCCTCATAAGCTGCCATATTAGTATTGACAATAGCACGAGAGTTCATGTCTCGTGATAGGTGTGGATGATCTTTTACTTTTACATATTCCGTCATGTTAAGTTGCAAGTGCAATTGCCCTCAAATCTTTAATTCTTGGTGGTTCAGCACAGTTAGTTCCTTGCATACGAATTTTGATTGCGAAGGCAATAAATTCAGACAAGTCATTTACTGAATACTCTCTTTCGATAAAGTCATCTAAATCTACAGAAGAGTTTACATTTGTATCTGGTTCACCAGAAGTATTAAAATATCTCCAACCAATTTCATCGAAGTCAGATGCATCATCTGAACGAAGAACTTTATACATCACTTGAATTTCTGCACTATCAAATCTTACTGCATCCAAGAATACTTTCAAAGATGTAGCAGGAGTTTTCAACTGTGCCTTACGAGTAACATAAACTGTTTCGTTTGAATCACCATCTGGTTCAGTCGGTGCAATGTAATCTGTTGTAGGATATACATCAGAACTTGAGTCAATGTTATCAAGTCTGTTTGCAACTGAGACAATAGTTTTTCTATCCAAGTCAATAATTGGTGATAGGTTTTCTCTATTTGAAGTTAGTGTAAATCTAAGTTCAAAAGATTTATTACCTTGTAGTTCATTCGTTTCGTTAATTGCAGAACAAATGATTTTTGGATTAGAGTAATAATAGTTATCTGTTATCGGAACAAGATCTGCTTGTGACAGAGTTTGTTTTGTAAACGATGTTTGAGAACCACTTGGAGATGTTCCAGAAGTTGTCAATGTCTTTGTAGAAATTGTTGTATCTGGATGTTCAATAACAGGAACAAGAGTTTGCATAGTATCCATCAATGCATTCTCTGTTGCAGTTACAGAAGAACCACCACCAGTTCCATCAGCGTTTGCATTTGTTGTTGTCGAAACAGTATAAGAATCAATTCTTACATCAGCGATAGAAGTGTGTGTTTTATTAATTTCAGTTAGAGGAATATTAAACAACTGATACAATTCAACTGTAGCACCACTTGTGTGTTCAACATCAGTTCCTTCAACAGCACGAGTTAGTGAAGAAATTGCAGTTCCAGAAATAGTTCCAGACATTACCTCACTACCAATCTTCACATGAACTGTTCCACTATTTGGGAAACCAGTATCAGAAGTTAGAGTTAGAGAACTTCCCCCAGCAGCAAGAGTTCCATTCAATGTTGTTGAAACACCAGAAGAAACATTTGCGATTGTAACATTATTTGACACCGAATACATGTGATGGTTTGGATGATTAATCTTAACTTTATTAACACTATTAAATGCACGAACAGGATTTGTTGACAAAGTTTTTATTGGTAGAGTATCGTTTGTTAATGTAACTGAACCAGTTTTAGATGTATCAAATGTTGCACGATACAATGTAAACTTCATATCCTCTAAGTCGTATGCAGTCCATGTTGTATTGTTCTGTGATTTAAAGAGAACACCAAGATATGGTTGTTCAGATACAAGTCTCTTACCACCGACATCAATTTCACCCATACGAGAAATCCAACACAGGTATTTCTGTGAGTCTGTAAATACAACAATACAATATTCCACACCATTCTTTACATAGACAGGTTCATCAAATGTGAATGTCGTAGCAGAAGTTGCATCATCTGAAAGGTTTACATCAGCAGGTTCAAGTGTCTTAGAACCAAATGGTAGAACTTTAGTAGTTGGATATCCATTATCCATCTCACGAATTTGTAGTGTAACTGGAAGGTTATCATCTTTCTGTGAGAAGAAGATATCGACTTTAGTTAGATACTCACCACCTTCTGCCTGAGGCATAAAGGATTGTGCAAGCGGATCCCACCAACCAACAACATCATTTCTTGTATCTTGTCTATTAATATTTTCTTCTTGAGATACATTACGAACCTCAACTCTTGCGTTACGAGTTGCAATAATTGTTTCTTGAACTGTATTAAGAATACCAGTTGCAGAATAGATTGCTTGTGCAAAAGTTTCTGGTTCTGGAGCAGTAACATTTGTTGCAGACGATGTAAGTCTGAATACTCTTTCACCAGTTCTAAAACGAGGATTACCTTGAGTGTTTGGATCTGGAATTCTAAAGACACCAGAAATTTTACCAGCAGCAGATGTTACAAGATTGTCACCCTCTGAACCACTAGTAGGTGTCACAAGAGAGTTGACATTATTCTTATCGAAGAATGCATATACTCTTGTAAGAGGTTTCATACCTGTTACTGTAAATGTGATATTCCTTGCACGACAGAATGGAATTAGAGCACGAGATACAATACGATCACCTTGTGACTCTGTATCAATCTGTGGAACAACCGAAGTTCTTACACCAGTTCTACTTCTTCTTCCTTGTTCAGTTGTGACAGTTGTTCTAACAATAGCACGACCTGGCACTGAACGAGAAGCAGCAGAGTTAAACGAAGTGTCTCTCCAAGTATTTGAAGTTGATGTTGTAACACCAGACCACTGAGTCTGCCATGCGTTCCAAACTGTTCCTATTGCGTTTGCGTTTTGAGCAAGAACAGTATCGAAGTTACCTTCTCTATTGATAATCAAATCTGGAAGTCTTTCAGTTTCAAACCACTCATCACCAGAAGGTGAAAGTCTACATACACCTGCCCATGCAAAAGATAGAACAGGGTTTAGGTTTTCAACACGAGTTGCATATGGTTGTTCAACTGCAATCTTATGTGTATAAGGAAGAGTAAGAACATCACCAGTTTTCTGATACTGGTCATTTGATCTTTCTGCGTCAGTTGTATTTTCTTCAATAAGAGAAACACCCTTCATGAAATACTTTGGACGAAGTTCACCATTTTGCATATCAATTGAGTTACGATAATCTGGATGTTTAACATTACCAGTAGCGTGTCCAGCAAAGTTGTCTACTAGGAAACCAGACTTAAATCTATCGAAACCATCTGCGTCTTGAATTTGTAGAGACTGTGCATCTTTTTCTAGAAGGTTTAGTGCAGTATAGTATTCAATGTTTTCAATACGAGCTTCTAGTTTACCAATGTCTCGCATTGTATATCTACGATTATTTTCGTTTGTGTATGAAACATCATTAATGTCAACAACAAATGCTGGCATTGTGATATCAGAAATTTTCATCGCATCGTCAATTGGTTTTGGAGTTGTTGGTGATTCAGCAGGAGAACCAGTTACAACTTTAAACTTACCATCAGAAGCAAGGAAGAGTGAATCTTTTCTACCAACATAGAAATCAAAGTCATAGACAAAGTTTGAGTTATCTTTTGGAATGTCAGTTGTAGAAGAACCACTTCCAGCAAAAGAACGGTTCTCTAGGTTGAATGACATAGATGTTACTTTATAAACTGTCTGTGATTGAATAGTTTGTGTAGATGTAGTTGCATCAGCAACACGAGGTCTAAAGTCAACTGTATCACGCAAGTCATATTCACCAGTAGGTTCTGCAACCTCTGGATCAACACGAGTTGCTGAATATGTTGGAATATCTTTGTAGTCAATACTACTATATGAGTCAACAGTAAAGTAATCACCAGTTCCGTGTGTAAAGTAATCAAATACAATTAATAGTTTACCTTGTGGGGCAACCGTATTACCTTTACGAACTATTCTACCAATATCGTAGAAGTTATCTCTTTGTCCTGTATCAAATGTAAAGTTATTAGTTACAAGTCTAGAACCATCAGTGAATACATCAAGCGTTGCAGTCTCGCCACTCTCTGCACCAGTGATTGTCTCACCAGATTCAAATTCTAGATTATTGATTGGTGTGTAAGTAATTGGAGAAAGTGTATTTACAATTCTTGCCTTTGCACCAGAAGTTCCACCAGTAATTAGTTCACCCTTTGTGAACACACCAGTTGAACCTGTGATTGTCCATTGAGGAAGAGTTGGGTCTGTAGATGCATCTTCTGAATCGTAGATTGCATAAAGTCTGTGTGCATCAGCGACACCTAGAGAAATATCTTTATGATGAGCAGATGTTCCATATTCTGCACCACCACCAACACCGTCATTGTCAACAAGAACTTGATGCATACGAGTTCTTGTCTTAGACTTTTCGTTGACTGTGGTTCTTGTAAGAGTTGCAGTAACACGAACTCTTGCACCATTACCAAATGGTGTATCAGTTGCATCTTGAATTGTTAGAGATGCAGTTCCAGCACCACTGATTGTAATATCGTTATTATCTAGATCAATCATTTCTCCAACAAGAGCAGTTCCACTACCAGCAGTTAGAATTGTAAGTGTATAGTCATCATTACTTACAGCATTAAAAGTTTCGTTTGCACCAGCACTGATTGATACTTCACCAGAAGCGTTTGCTTGTGTGACGAATGTTCTACGAATAGTTACTTGTGAATCTGACACCCCACCGTTTGCTTCAGTTTTAAGTGTCTTTACAGCATTCTTTTGTAGTTTACGAAGAAGAACATTCTTATTTTGGTCAATTAGTTTTGCTCTTTTACGAACAAGAGAAACAGAAGTTACTTCATTTGAAATAGCAGAATCTATATCAAATTCTTGTGCAGTAGTAGAGATACTTACAACTCTTTTTTCTTCTAGTCCACCGCCAGTATCAGATGGGAATGATACGATATCACCAACTTTTAGTTCTGTTACAAAGTCAGTTTGGAAACCACTTACTGTGACATTTCCAACAGCAGGATTACAAGATACCAATCCTGTCAATGTTTTGTTATCGTCAAGAATGATGTCACCTGTAAAATCTTCAACATTCGCTGGAGTTTGATCTGAACCAAACATGTATGATTGTTTAACAGCAGAGAAATCGAAAGTCTCAATACTACTGATTTCCAAATCAGCATTACTACTATTTTCTAGAATTTCATCTGTTTCTGTAGAACCAGAAGATGTTACATTTTCACCAGCACTGAATGTTCCCACAACAGATGCAAGAGTAATTGTAGCTCCAGTTGTAATTGAAGTTGAACCATCTACTTCTTGTGCAACAACAAAACCGTATGCACCAGATGATTGTCCAGTAATTTTTTCACCAGCGGCAGGAATAGTAGATGGTGTTCCATTCATTGTCAACTTAGTAAACATTCTGATATCAAATAGATACAGATTGAACTGAGCGTCTGAACCAAATGCACCATCAGCAGCACCAGAACCAGAGTGGTGTTCATAACCACGAGCACGAGCAACACCAATTTGTGTTCCTTGTGAAGTTCCAGGCGTTACTGTCTGTGTATCATAAAGACCTATTTGACGATATGGTTCATCAACACTACCAGAGATAAGAGGTGAAACTTCTGGTGAACCGTATGTATTAGTTACACGAATAAAGTTACCAACTTCTACTGGTGTTACAGCAGCGTTAAAGTTTTCAAATGTTCTTGGTTTAAGAATGTCGATATACTTTGGAGCAATCGTTTCAATTTCATAACCACGAACATATGCTTTGCCGGGCGATACTTGAATTGTAAGATGATTGTCTGAAGCAGCGTTTTGTGAATCTGTGATTGTGCCAGGGTCGTAAACACCATTGTTTAGACCATCATTAGATGTTTCACGAACATCCAATTGAAATGCACGAACTGTATAGTCACCAGATTCATCATAAGTTCTACGAGCAAGCGTTTCTCCTAGAACTGAGTATTCTGTATTTCTTGCCTTCTCTTGAAGAATACCTTGATCTGTTCTTATTAGTTCGATGAAGTCATCATCATCCTCAGATGTAAGAGAAAGTTTTGCAAGAGTAAGGTCTAGTTTTAGTCTGTGAGCACCTTTAGCGTTTAGGTTTGTAGAACCAGCAGCGTTGTCCAAAAGAGAACTATCTTCTTCTGGTGTCTCAAGTGTTTCAGTTACAGTAAGTCCAACACGATATGAAGGAGTGTTTGTATATTTGTCTAGAATAATTCTTTGTTCTGCAACACGAACAAAGTGTCCACGAATAAAGTAAACACCTTCTTGAATGTTTGCAGAAGAACCTGTTGCAGTAGCATCAGATGTTTGAAGAGTTGCACTGTCAATACCAGAACCAAAAGAACCTACAGTTCCATTTGCAGAAATATTTTCTCCGTCTTGAAATACCGAAGTTACATTGTCTGTTCCAGTTTGAACATACTTTACATAAAGAGTAATAGGATCTGCTGTTGTAGCAGCGACTGCTTGAATAACCTCTGCAACAACTCCACTAGTTGTTCCAGTGATTTTCTTTCCAACATAATCTTGAATTTGTTCAGAGATATCTGCGCCAGAGATTGACGATTGTAGTTTTACTGCGTAGTATTCATCAGTAAAACCTACAGCGCCTGGAATAACCACTGTTCCTTCTTTGAACATGTGGCGTCCAAAACGCTCAACTTGGTTTTGTAAAATAGATTGAAGTTGTGTTAGTTCTCTCGCCTGAACCGAAAAACCTGGCCTAAAAAGAACTCTATGGAAATTCTTACTCTCGGCAAAGTCATCGTAGTAGGGAGTGACATTTAGATTTGTCTTTTCCATGTTTTAGAATTCCACTACAATTTTAATATCTTCTGTTTGGTCAGATGCCCTTGAAATTGGTCGTCTATTTTCTACATAGATGATATGTCCACTGTCTGCTTCCAGTTCTGGATTTGCATATCCACTAGTAAATGTTAGAGTTGTTCCACCAGCAAGAGTTACATCCTCAGATGCAGTTGCCGATGGAGTTGTAGCAGCACCAGAGTTTGCACCAGTGATTGTATTTGCACCACTAAATGCAGTATAGTTTCCTGTGCTGTCAATACCGTAATCAGCAAATCTTTCTTGATGATAGTATAGAATATTGTTAGTTGAATCCCACTCAACAACTTTACCAATCGCACCAGTTGTAGATTGAGTAATCTTTTCATCAATCTCATATGCAACAGAAGGAGCAGATGCCATCTTCACTGCATATGTTTGTCTACGAGTTGAAGCAGTTGAAACAGTTGTTGTTCCGAAGTTGTATGGATCTTTTACGATACCAACTTCTCTGAAATCGTTTGCAACAGTAATGTCATCACCTTCAAACTGTTCTAGTTTTGAGTTCATCATCACATAGTGTCCACCCAATTCATTCACAGCATTAAAACCATGTCCACCCTTTGGTGAAATAATTGGAGTGACTACACCACTTGTTCCAGAACCTATAGTTGTTGCAGTAGTTAATCCACTGTCAGAGTATACATCTGTTAGATCAACAGTTCCAAATGTGTATCCTGTTCCAGCAGTTGAAACATTTGTTCCTGTAGAACCTTGTGCAGAAATAGCACCACCAGATACTACGATTTCAACTACACCAGAAGAACCATCACCATCAATTGGTGAGTAGTATGTTCCATCTGTGTAACCAGAACCACCAGTAACACGAACCGTATCAATCGCACCGTCAACAGCGGCAGCATTTACTGCTGTGTCTGTTTCCACTGGAATAAAATCGGATGTCAAGAATTTTGAAACTTGAGATGTTGTAAGTTTATACATGTATTGCAATGTGTAACCACCAAGTTCAAATGGGCCTGTAACCTCAGAAGTTGGTTCTGCACCACTATATGCAGTTCCACCATTATTGTCAAGAACTTTATAAATTCTGTAGTCAGTAGTCATAAAGTAGAATGTTGAGTCGTATAGGTTATTAGCACCAGATGTTGATGTGTTTGCAGAACTTACATCATGTTCATACATGTCATAAGTTGTATTGTTTGTCCAGTTTCTACGAGGGATAACAAAAGAAACATCTGAAGCAGAAATCAACTTGGCAGCAAGCATTGAATCCCACTTATGAAATTCTGTTGTTACATCATCTCTAGGAGTTGGGGGAGAGTTATCATCACCACCAGAAGTTGTCGAGGTAAAAGGTGAACTCTTACCTATGAATAGATAGTATGTAGACGCACTTGCTTCAGAGAACGACTCATGGAATTGTTCTGCATTATGCAATCTAAATTTTTCTGTAATAATCGCTGCCATTTTAGTTTTCCATTTTCCTTTTAATTATTTAGTTAGTATTTCACAATAACAACACCAGTTCCACCAGCACCACCAGAGTGCCCGCCACCACTTCCGTGACTGTTTGCACCACCGCCGCCACCGCCACGGTTTGCAGTTCCAGCAGTTCCAGCACCGTTTGTGCCAGAAGATCTTCCGGCACCACCGCCGCCATTTCCACCGTTACTAGCGCCGCCTCCGCCGCCGCCGCCTCCAGCGTAATAAGTTTGTGTTCCAGAAATATCGTATTGTTTACCTACGCCACCAGTGCTAGATGGAGATTGTGGGCCATCGTATCCACCACCCCCGGCACCACCGCCGCCTCCAGCATTTGGAGATGTTGCACCTTGAGCTGGTGGACTATATGGTTGTGCGTTACCACCAGAGTTACCAAATCCATAACTTCCAGACTCGCCTGGTTGTTGTGGTTGCGTTCCTTGTGCGCCACCAGTGAAAGGCCCAGTTGAACCACCACCACCAGATCCACCAGATTGAGCAGCGCCACCACTATATGAGCTTCCACCACCACCACCTTGAGCAGTTAGTGTTCCAAAGACAGAATTCTGTCCACTGTTACCGAGTCCAGAAAGACTAGCACCAGGCGTTGCGCCTCCACCACCTACAGTATAAGAAATTGAACCGCCAGGCGTTACAGGGAAAGCAGGTCTGTAGATAAGTCCACCAGCACCGCCTCCGCCGCCGCCAGTGTCATCTGAACCAGCGCCACCGCCTGATCCACCACCACCGACAACGAGGACATCAACAGCACTAATTCCAGAAGGAACAGTGAATGTTCCAGAACCAGTTGATGTGTAAGATGTAATTACAGGGGCAGCAACCGTTAGTGAATATGCAGTTCCAGCAGTTGGAGCATAAGATGAGTCTGATGCATCAGCACCAAGATATGTGATTGTAAAGTTTGAAGTTGTGTCTGCACCTACAGCAGCTGCAGTTCCAGTAACAGCACCAGTTGAGGTGTTTAAAGAAAGTCCAGAAGGAAGTGAACCACTTGAAACTGAATATGTAAACGATACATCTGATTCAGAT